AGCTGCAGCAAAAAAGAACTTCAAAAAAGCTAAAGACGTGGCATCTTCAGGCGGCGGCGGTAATAGCAATGTTGAAGACGGACGCTACCACGCGCAAATCCTCGAAGCAAAAGGCCCAGTCGAAGGAAAAAGCTCCGGCCGTTTACAAGCAATACTCAGCTTTCAGATTAAAGAAGGCGAGTTCAAGGACGAGAAGTTAACCAGCTTCCCGAACTTGGAAAACGAAATCGGTCTCGGTATTCTTATCCGCGAGTTACAGAATCTCGGATATGAAATCGAGGACTTTGACCAGATTGAAGAAGTTCTGGCGGAGTTGAATAAAGATAAACCGGAAGTTCGTATTTCCGTTAAGACCAAGGGAGAATTTCAAAATATCTCCATTGATAAACTTCTGGAGCCCGGAGAAAAAATCGGAGAAGACGACCCAGAGGCAGAGGCAGAAGCTGAGCCGGAGGCAGAAGCTGAGCCGGAGGCAGAAGCTGAAGGCGAGATTGTCGTAGGAGATACCGTTTCCTTGAAATTGAAAGGCAAGGAAACAAACGGCGAAGTAACTAAAGTCGTTGACGAGGATACATTGAACGTCAAGGCCGAAGTCGATGGCAAGGTTTATAAAATTGCCAAAGATAAAGTTACGAAGGTCGTTTCAGAAGAGCCGGAAGCTGAGCCAGAGGTAGAGGCAGAGGCAGAACCCGCAGCTGAAGAGTCTGTTACCCTCGAAGAAGGTTCGAAGGTAGTCTTTAATTTGAAGGGCGCAGAGGTCGAAGGCGAAATTGTCGAAGTCGTGGATGAAGATACCGTTCGCGTTAAATACGACGGAAAAATCTACAAACTCGGCTCTGATAAGATTCAGCCGGTGGAAGAAAAGAAATCCACTAAAAAAGCCGCACGCAAGTTGCCCGGTAAAAAATAAAGAGTCAAGGGGAGAGGAGACCTTCGGGTCTCCTCCCCGTTTTTCTTCGAAAGGTAGAAATGAAAAAGATTACACATAAACAGGAAATGGCGCGCGTTGAAAAGTTCTTCAAAGGCTGCATTGCGCTCCAGCAAACTAAAGGTAAAGATTATACAACCGATGGCGATGCTTTCAAAGACCTTTGCGATGAAGCCTCAGCGATGGGTATTAAACCAGAACAAGTTCTCTGGATTAGTCTTAACAAACATTATAAAGCGGTACGTAGGTTTTGTCGTTACGGACAAACGGAATCTGAACCAATAGACAAAAGACTTAAAGACCTTGCAAATTATATTTCTATACTAGCGGTTTTAATCGAAACCAAACATAGATGAAGAAAGAAATCTGGAAATATATTCCCGGATTCGGGGAAAAATACCAAGTATCGAATCTTGGAAGAATGCGAAGAGGAAGAATTAGAAGTAATATACGACCTCCATTCTCTTTACTAAAAGGAAGAATAGATAAACATGGTTATCTTTGTGTAGACATATACTTGCACGAGGATGGCTCTTTCTTTAGACCGAGAATTCATCGTCTTGTTCTGTTGGCATTTCGTGGTAGACCTCAAAAAGGACAGATGTCAAGACATCTGAATGATATTAAGACAGATATCCGTCTTGAAAATCTATGTTGGGGGACTAAAGGGGATAACCACAGGGATTATTATAGAAATGGCGGAACACGCGGATTTAGGAATCCTAAGGTTCTTCGTAAAGCATTGAAGACACGAGGAGTTTTATGAACTATAATAATCTTAAGATAGCAAGTGGAGTAGTGGCTTTCGATTGCGAAACTACAGGTCTGATTCCATATGGAGACGAGAAACGTTGGGGGCACGCGCCTGCGCGTCCGTTCGCTTTCTCTTTTTATGATGAAGAAGGCAACAGCGCTTTCTTTCGATTAGATGTAGACCCCTTTACACGTCGCGTAATTCCACAACCCGCTATCTTAAAAGAAGTAGATGCCATTCTTGGAAATTCCAAAATAAAAAAAGTCGGACATAATTTGAATTATGACATCAAAATGTCTCTTTTAGCCGGCTTAAGATTCGCCGGCCCGGTTGCGGACACACTGTTCATGGCCCACATTATGACAGGGGGCGCAGAGCCGGCGTATGGATTAAAGGAACTCGGTGCTAAATATTTAGATATTCCTAAAGACGATGAAAAAGAATTAGAAGAGGCTACAAAAAAGATTCGTCGTCAAGGAAAGAAATTAGGATGGAAAATAGCCGAAGGCGAAGCATTCGGCAAGAAGCCACACAAAGCAGACACATGGATGGCCCCTCCAGAATTGTTGAAGACCTATGCTGTTCGGGATGCCGAACGTGCTATGTCATTCTATATGATGTGGTATGAAGAAATAATTAAAGACCCCTACCATTCGCGTGTATACGCGCGCGAGATGAAGCTCTTTCCAATTGTTCGCAGAATGGAAGACCGGGGCGCGCGCGTCTTCCCTGAACAGTTAAAAATGTTAACTGGATTTTACGAAGCTTATAAAACTAAATGGCTTAAAGAAGCAGAGAAACAAGGCGGCAAAGGCATTAATTTTAATAGCCCGAAACAACTGGTGCAAAAGTTCATTAAGGAAAAGAAATATAAACCTCTTTCTTTTACAACAGGAGGACAACCCAGTGTAGATGGGAAATTTCTTCAAAGTATTGCCGTTAAAGATAAATTAGCTAAAGCTATTCTGGAATATAATGGCGGCGCAAAGATGATAAATACATTTATCGCTCCCTATGAACGATATCGAGTTCCTGAAGGCAGCCTCTGGGTGCTCCATCCTAACTATAGGCAATGCGGCCCCGTTACCGGGCGTTTCTCTTGCGGAGAACCGAATCTAATGCAGGTAGCTTCTCCGGACGGAGGCAAGAAGCGCACCGAGGTCGAACTTCGCCCGCGTGAAGCTTTCGGGCCAAGACCCGGTTTTATATGGTATCTCCCAGATTACTCTCAGATTGAAGTTTGGCTTTTTGCCTACAGCGCACAAGAGCCGGCTATGATTAAGGCACTTCTTTCGGGACATGATTTTCATGGTTCAATTGCTAAACAGGTTTGGGGCAATCGTCCGGACTTTGATAAAGAATGGGTTCATTACCGGAAACGCGGAAAGTTAATTATGTTCTGTAAAATATATGGTGGCGGTTCTCAAGCAGTCGCAGATTTACTAGGCTGTACCAAAGAGGAAGCAGCCGGCTTTATTAAAGAATACGATGATATGTTTCCTGGAGTAAAAACGTTTATGAAACGTATGGTTAATCGGGTTGAACGCGAAGGAAAAATATACAATCCGTTTGGCCGGGTTTATTATATTGACCCCAGATTCTCCTACAAAGCAACGAATTATTTCATCCAGGGTAGCGCGGCGGATATTATGAAAGAAGCCATGATAGCGGTTGCTGGAGTATTAAAGAAGTGGCCGGGAAGCGAGCTACTCTTAACTCTGCACGATGAACAAATTCCAGAAATTCCATTGAAGTTTCATAGTAAAAAATTGATGCGGCAAATAGTTAAAGCTATGCAAGGGAATTTTCATACATATTTTAATATGCCGAATCCTTTACCGGTTTCGATGAAAATTGCTACAAAGTATTGGAGCGAAACAAAAGAGATTAAATTATAAAGAGAGGATATGTAATGGACAAAGATAAGTTGAAACCTTTTAAGCAACATGGAATTATTTTTCGAGGCGCTAATGGTAGCCAAGCTTATGGAGACTGCCCATTCAGCGGAAAGGAAAACAAATTCTATGTTAATAAAGAAACCTTATGCTGGGATTCCAAAACAGCCGGCTTGAGTGGAAATTTGCGAGGATTCCTTGAAGAGATTAATAAACAAAATATAGCAGATTTAACTACCAAAATTATTACGCGTCTTGCAGAGAATCGTAAACTGCCAGTTGAAGCTTTTGATGGATTCGAATTCGGATACGCAGGAGATGGATATACTTTTCCGGTGCGCGATGAAAAAGGTAATTTGATGGATTTAAGGATGTATCAACTCAGCAAACAGATTATGAGCACTTCGGGTTGTGCGGTTTGGCTTTTTAATGTTAAAGCGATTGTTGAGGCCCCTATTGAATGGCCTGTATATCTTTGCGAAGGCGAATGGGATACTATTGCGATGTCCTGGCTTCTTAAAACTTTAGGCATTAAAGCAGTAGCGGTAGGAGTTCCGGGGGCAAATACATTTAAGCGCGAATGGGTATCTTACTTTAAAGACCGGGAAGTTCACGTATGCTACGACAACGATGAAGCTGGAGAACAAGGAGAAGTTGTTGTGGACAATCGGCTGCGTGGCACGCACAAAAGTATTGATTTCCTGCATTGGCCAATCAACCATCCTACTGGATACGACCTTCGGGATTTTATTACCAGCGAAGCGGTAGCGGCCAAGAAACCCAAAAAGACCATGCGGATAATTAAAGAGATGGCAAAGAAATTCACCCGGAAATCTTTAAATGCAGGGGAAGTGCTAACCGAAGAATTCTCTGACAAAAAGGAAGCAGTTGTAGTTCGTAAAACTACATTCGAAGATGTTGAAAAGGTATTCCGTAAATGGCTATTCTTGGAGAACACGGATGCAATTAAAACAGCTTGTTCTATAATTCTTTCTACCAAAATGAAAGGCGACCCGCTCTGGATGATGCTTGTTGCGCCACCGGGCGGCTCGAAGACCGAGATTATAAGTTCGTTCAACATGTGCTCAAACGTTTACTTAACCTCGTCCTTGACCCCGCATGCGATGGTTTCCGGGGCTAACGATAGGGACGGAAGCGACCCAAGCCTTCTACCTAAATTGAACGATAAGTGCCTTAATATTAAAGACTTCACAGTTATTCTGGGGAAAAAAGAAGCAGATAAAGATGAAATATTCAGTATCTTCCGCGATGCCTACGATGGGTCAACGAGTAAAGACTTCGGCAACGGAATCAAACGCCACTACAATTGTCACTTTAGTATTCTTGCCGGCGTCACACCGGTAATCTACAACCTCGGTATGCAACACGCGGGCCTGGGCGAGCGCTTCTTAAAGTTCTATATCGGGGACTCTATTCAACATCCCAGTGAAGTTGAGATGATGCGTAAAGCTATACACAATGTCTCGCATGAGATGACCATGCGCGAAGAAATGGCCATAGCGATGCGGGATTTTATGCATTATAAATTAAGCCAGATGGAAAGGGAAGACTTCACCTATCCAGAAATTCCGATTGAGATAGAGAATCAACTTCTTTACGCGGTGCAGTATGCGGCAACGATGCGCGGCACTGTAACTCGCGATGTGCGAAACAACGATATCGTAATGTCAAAACCTTTCCGTGAAGTTGGAACCCGATTGAGTAAGAACATCGCTAAATTTTTAATGAACCTGGCATTCGTTCTGGGGAAGAAAGTAGTAGGAGACGAAGAGTATAGAATTGTCAAGAAAATAATTCTGGACTCTATAGACCAACGCTCTGAAGAAATAGTGCGCAAAATCTACATTGCGGCCCCGACAATAGACGACACCATAGCTACCAGAGAAGTAGCTCGGATTACCCGGTATAATGGTTCGACTGTAGGGCGCATTATGAACGACCTTAATCTTCTTCGAATCGTAGAAAGACAAGGTAAAAATAATAAATTCGAATGGAGAGTGTCGCAACATATTCGGGAGTTGATTGAACGCGCCGGTTTCTATACTACAGAAGCGGAAAAGAAAAGGATACGTTTGGATAAAGATATATTTGAAGTGCGCGGTAGCACAAAGAAAAAAATTACATTGAAGTTAAAAAGAAAATAAAGGAGGTTCAAATGCCACAAAAACCAGAAACTGTGCCGTTTCCCGTAGCGTTAGATAGATTTGGAGTGGAGCTGAAAAAAGAAATGATGAGACTCCAGAAAGAAGGAGTTCTTAAAACCGCATTAATGACGGATTTAGTTAAATTATACGGCGCGCTATTCTGGATGCAACAGCTATTTGCCACGTTCTTTATGGCGCATATGGAAGACTATCGCGTATTCGGGAATAACTATGAAGTCTTGAAAAAGAAATTGGATGACTTGGAGACGCGTGTAGCCGGGTATTCAGAAAGGATTAATGGTCTGTCTGCTGAATTAAAAAAGGCTCAGGAATCTCAGATAGAGAATCTTATTAAGGAATTATCGGAAAATGGAAAATTAAGGGAAGCTATAAAACAAGCTACACTATAGGAGGAGAAACATGGGAGGAGCTACCGCTGTAGCAGGATTGAAGATTGGGAAAGAATTTAGGATGCCGGCAAGAAGTAGAGTTTATGCGCGTAAGCCGCATCCAGTAAGAGCTATCAAAATGGATACAGAATTCACTGTCGATAATTCAGAAGGTGGTATTTCTGGATTGCCGGGTGAATATCTTATCCAAGATGCTCAGGGAGATTTTCATGTGATGTCTCCTGTTAATTTTGAAAAGATGTATGAACAGGTAAAGATAGGAGGTGAAAGAATCTAATATAATATTTATAAGGGATTACACGCGAACATTCAATCGAATAAAAACAGCAATATAAAAGGAGGATTCAAATGAAAGGAACAGTGAAATGGTTTTCGAACAAAAAGGGATACGGGTTTATCGAGACAGACCATAAAGATGTATTCGTACATTATTCCGCTATTCAGGGAGACGGATACAAATCTTTGAACAAAGGAGACAAGGTCGAATTCGAAACGACAGAAGCCGAGAAGGGGCCGCAAGCACAGAATGTCGTAGTTACAGAACGCGCGCCTGAAGAGTTAAAAGATAAATAACCCTTAAATAAAGAAGGAGAAAGGACGCATGAAATTAAATGTTCGCACCGGAGACACCATAATACTGGCGGGGGAGTATAAAAAAATAGTTCAGATATCTGAATTAACTGCAGCGGAGAAAATGAAATTAAATATAGCCCCTTCCTTCACAGTTCGCCGGCTAACGTTAGACGACAAACAAGATATATTGTTTGTGGGATAAGGAGGCATCTTTGGAAGAGAAAAAGATTGAGATTCCGGATTTAACAGCTACTATCGTTCTCGATATTAATTTCCTTCGGATGGTCTCAAAAAAGACCAGTAAAGAAGAAGTTGAGAAACGAAAAATATTTCCTTTAATAAAATATGCGCTGAATAAAGGCTGGATATACGGCTATGGCTTGGCCGCAATTCAGGTAGGGATACCCTTGGCGGCGGCTGTCTACTGGACTTTAGCCAAAGGACATGAACATTTACCGGATAGCCAAAAATTAGATTGGCATCTTTTAATAAATCCGGAAATAATTAAGAAGTCCGAACAGATAATAAAACCGGGTGAAGGCTGTCTCTCTATACCGAATAAAACATTTAATACCGTGCGGTATAATCAAATTGAGTTCATGAACGATGGCCAGAAGTTTTGTGCGGAAGGGGTCGAGGCCCAGATTATCCAACACGAATGCGACCACATACAGGGAATTCTAGTAATGGATAGAGAATACAAACCCAGTTCGATTGGGCGTAATGACTCGTGCCCTTGCGGGTCGGGAAGGAAGTATAAAAAATGCTGCCTAGGAAAAGAGGCGGATTGATGGGAAAACCTTTACCTGAACAAAAGGAATGCGGAAACGAAAAGTGCCGCAAGAAATTTAAGCCACCTAAAGACAATCCGGGGCAAGAATATTGTTCCGATAGCTGTTGGCGGGTTGCGAATAAAGGAGAATCAAAGTGAAACTGAAAGAACGCAAAGAACCTTGGAAAGCTACATTTTATTTTATTAAACTTAGGATAAAAAGAAAAGATAGTTCATACTATTTTCGAGGAATCAAATGTCTAATCACAGCAGAAGAGCTGAAAATTCTCTGGTTTCGCGATAAAGCTTATTTAATGGATAAGCCTTCAATCGATAGAAAAGAAAATGAGGGGAATTATACCTTTAAGAATTGTCAATACATCGAGCACAAAGAAAATTGTAAAAAACAAAGCAATACCCTTAAACGGAAAAAAAATTCTTATAAGCTTGGAAAAGCACTCTGGAGAAATGCATCATTCAGAAAGAAGATGTCGATTATTCTCTCCGCTTCTTTGAAAAAACGATGGGAGAATCCAGTTTATCGTAAAAAGATGTCTGAAACATTCAAAAATAATTGGAAGAATATAAATTTAAGAAGAAAGATGACAAGACGTATCTCTGAAAATAGTAAAAGAATGTGGCAAACTCCGGGATTTAAAAAGAGACGTTCTAAAGAGATGATATTATTTTGGAAGAAAAGGAGATAAGGATGGATATAGATATAAAAACAGCGAGACCCATTCGGAAAAATGTTTTATTTCAAGCTTCAGAATGGCCCGATAGAACTAAAAGCGGAATATGGTTACCGGATATGCTTAAATATAGTAATACGCGCGGAGGAAAAGACCCGTGGAGAGGAAGAATAATCGCTATTGGAGAAGACGTAACACAAGTGAAGCCTGGAGAGATGATAAGATATCAACCTGGTAATTATTTTCGTACTACAGTCGAACAAGGGGGGATTCGATACATTGTCTTGAGTGAAGAATTGATATACGCTGTTGAAGATAAGAATGAGAATCTCGTGCGTGCGCTCAAAAATCGAGTGGTATTTCTACCTGATGAACAAATAGAAAAGAAATACGGACATATTTATCTTCCTCAGCGTCACGAAGAGAATATGTTGTATGGAACTATTGTAGTGGCAGGCCTGGGTTGTCCCGTTAAATCCGGAGACCGAGTGATGATTCAGAATACTGCAACATGGCAATATTTTGATTCAGCTGGTAAACGGTATATACTGACTGACCGGTTTAATCTTCTTGCTATAGTTATCACTTATTGTACCTGCGGGGTGAGTAAAAAAGGACACTCTGCTGGTACGATGAAGGACGGTACAGATTTAATTATATGCAATGATTGTGGTGGAGTAATGAAAGTATAACAATTTATTAATCCAAAAGGAGGCCAAGATGGCAGAGAAGAAAACTGAATTCGATGAATTCAAGAAGACCTGCAAGTATCGTACGTATCAAGACCAGAAATGCGTAAATGAAAAGAGTAAGAGATATCGCATGGTCGGGAGCTGCCAGGAAGAGAATTGTCCGTTAAAGGGGAAACCGGAAGTTGTAGAATCTGCGCCGGCTGCTACTGCTCCGAATACGGAAGAAGGCAAATAAATAATCCTAGGCTCTGTTCGCGGTTTAATTCCAGCCGCGAACAGTCACATACACCATCCAATTATCTTGACAGAAGGCGCAAGCTATATTCGGCATCAAAAGAATATCTCGGTGTTCGGGGCTAGTTCTGAATCCCTGTTCACCGAATATTATTAGTGCTACGGATTCGCGCGTATCACGATAGAAACTCCCTCGCCCTACTGCTTCAGCTTTACCTGGATAGAAGTATCCGGGCGCGTGGCAACAACCTTGAATCTTGGACATATACCAACAATGGCAGAGACAATGCTGGTCTTCTTGCGAGTCGCTAAAATTAGCCGGCCCTACTCCGTATTGTGCGCGAAATTCGTTTATTAATCCCCGAAGCATGGCATACTCCTTTAATCGTTTTGAAGTTGCGCTACTAATTTTTTAGTCGTGGCGTCCTGTTTGCGTGAAAGTGCGGAAAGAAAATCCTTCTTTAGTGTTACCATAACTGTATATAATTCAGGCTTATCTTTCGCGGCAGCTATCGCAGCATCCATAACAGCTAAACCTTCGTCTATACTCGTTACGATTATTTTAGCTTCCCCGGTAAGTTCTTCATGCTTCTCATTCAACACATTTACCTGGGTGTATAATGCTCCTGTAACCTTATTCCAAACAATTGTCAAGACCACGCCTACAGGCGGGAATAGACATCCTAGCACAACTAAAAGTATTCCCCAGAGTCCGAGGTTTTTAATTTTCTGCCAGAGAGTTAACTTCGGTTCTTCGCTGGTGTTCATAATAGTTTGTTCTTTGGTCGTGGCGTAGGCAGTATATTGATGACCCTTCTCGTCCGTAAAATATAGAACCGGTCTTTTGGTTTCTTTAGTGGTAATAGTTTTGTCTATTTTACGTGGAGTATTGCTGATACCTAAGAATGTCGTGATAGGTTTCCAGAAAAGCGCTCCACCGAGAACCGCTCCCACGATATACAGGATAACTAACGTCTCTACTACTCCCCGTTTGCTCATCTCAATCCTCCTTTGTTAGATTAGACCCGGTAGGACTCGAACCTACGGTTATGCCAACCTCGGCATCCTGCTCGTCAGCAGCGCCTCAACGAGTCTTCTCTAATCCGATTTATTTAGCCGCCGATTTCTGCGGTATTAATTTCTTAATCAGCTTCAGAATAGACTTTCTTTTCTTGATTATTAGCACAGTAATCAAAGCCGTCAAGACACCAGTAACAATTAATTTATCTAGTAGAAGTAGAGATAAAATAATTAATATCCCGCGCCCGGAAGCTTCAATTTCAACTTTGTCTTGTTTTTCCGACCAAAGCATGGTAGTGAATCCCAAGACTCCAATCAACAAAGCGAGACCAACAAAATTATGTTGATAGAAATATACATACGGGGTCACGGCCAAGCCGTAGCAAATACCGGTAACTAACCAGTTAAACCAATAACAACCATCTTTAGGTTTTCCAAATAGCTTGTTAAGCCACTTATGGTAAGTGGTCAAGGCCCCGTAAAGCAGCCCCCAGACAGCTACCAAAGACCAGTGTAGCCCGTAAAGATACCAAAGGGCAATGCTAGCTAAGAAGGAACAACCAATATCGCGCGTCAACGTATCGAATAACCAAAATGGCAAGAATGGTATCTTTTTGTGGCCTTCCTCTTTGCTGCAGCCACCTAAATAATAAAGGAACCCCGAAAGAGCAGCAATTAATACGAATAGTATTATGTTCCAAATCATTTTACTACCTCCTTTTCTGATTTCTCAAGAATTGTTCTAATCGTTCTTACATCCCGGATTAATTCATCTTTAATTAATTCCGGTAACTTCAATTTATATAAAAGCGAGACATTCGTGCACAATATCTTCGCTAGAATTTTATATTCTCCTAAATTTATATGAAGCACTACCTTAGAGTCATGAGTATGTTCTATGCATTTGTCCTCTAGGCACTTCATTAGAACCGTCAGTCTCACTCTTAACCTCCTGTTTTTTTGATACTACTGTTTCTACTACAATAGAAGAATTAACCTTTTCTAGCTCTTCCGGGATTCTCTTTACTACTTTACCATCTACAACCTTATACTCTTTCGGTTTAAAATCTTTAGGTAAATTAACAAATAATTCGCTTAAGTGCGAACCTGATATACCCCAAAAGTTGGTCACCTTTGCTGAATTATTAGGAAACTGTTTAACTAAATATGCATCATCTGTAAAAACAAATTCAATTATTCCATCCTTGTTATAGCCTAATAACATTTTAGACCTCCTTATATCTGCGCGCATAAACTGCGTAATTAATACTCGAAACTCCCGCTGTACTTATAGCGTACGCCTTAATAAACGCTGACGCTGAGGTATCGTATACTTCATAGCATACAGCCGCAAAAAGTCTAACTGCTGTAAAAGCTCCCGCTGCACCTTCATCCCAAAAGCAGGCCGGGTAAACAGACAATATAGGGTCATACGCTGCAGGGGTTGACAAATTCGGAACCCATACAGACATAACACCGGTTGACTCATTCCTTGTATAAAGCGTTACATCCCCCGATGCGAACCAAGTAATCCCATGAGCACCATTGTATACCAAATCAGTTATATGGGCAATATACGAAACAACAAATGGTGCGATTACAACACCTATATCTTCTGCTGCGTATGAGCCAGTTCCGGGTAAATCTATATTAAGACCGTAAGTACCATCGCCATTAAGCCCTACCGGCATAGAAACCCTGCCTGAAGAAACAATTGTATGAATATCCGGTGTAAGTAGAAGAGTGCTACCCAGCGCATCCCGTATACGCATCCCGAATTCTAACATTAAAATTTCCTCAAGAATATTGAATATACCACCTCAGATACTCCCACATCCCCTATACTGAATACTGGAAAACTCGCTAAACTAACAGGATTTACTATACCATATGCCATCCCAGCCCAGATACGAATTTTACTAACCTCTGTAGTTCCTTCGAAATAATCCCACTGAGCCATTGGAGTTGCCCCGCATTCGCTATCCCAGGTAGAAGCGCTATCAACTGTTCTATTTCCGGGGTACCAGCGTGTCATTACCCCCGTTGTAAAATTCTTTGTGTAATAGACTTTAGTATTATCCGCATACCAGGAGAATGGATAAACACTTCCCGCCCACGGCCAATAACAAGACACGCCTTGGAATGTAAATTTAGTCGGTAAAACTATCACACCCAGGGACTCTACTGGATAAATTGCTGAACCATCCTCTTTTACCGGTAAATCTATATCTGTGCCGTACGTGCCGTCGCCATTTAAAACATTTGGCATAGTCAATGTACCGGAGGCTACTAACGTTGCTATATTGTCAGTTAGCATACAAGAGTTACCTAATGTATCCCAAATCCTGGCGCCGTATAGCATCTAAAAGTCCCATTTCTTCACAGAGATAACATAGTCTACCTCTGGAACCCCGGCTGCACCTATATTATATCTTTGAATATTAGATATCGGAGTTCCCCAAGCTCTTAACTCTTGACATACCCATTCACCATATGCCCAAGTATAGCCTGTTGCTTTTCTTCCATGGCACGTTCCTATTGCTCGGATTGCTGTAACCCCGCCCCAACAGCCATAGACAATATCTAATCTATCTCTAAATTGTGTATAATTCCCCCAAGAAACTACTAAAATATCGTGCCACGCCCCTCCATAATACAAAGCCAATGTCATAGAACCACCTGCTGAACCCCCCGAACATTCTAAATCTTCAAAATGCAAAATCTCTGCTCTATATATAGTTTGTTCAGAAAATGTAACTATAGCATTGCACGTCATAGAACCATAAGTCTCATATGTGTCGAATTGACTTACCCAGAAAAAACCCCCATAAGCTGTTACTGTATTATCATCTTTTATGTTATCTGGTACTCCTTCATTACCCCCCGAGCTGGAGGCCGCTGAACCGGTTAATGAGTAATTCACATCCGCTGCCGGTTGAGCAAGCATGTAGGCTGCAGCTGCGAATAATCTTATAGATGTGAATGAGGTTTGACCAAGTTTATCCCAAAAAGCTACTGGGCTAACCGCTAGTATTGGATTCCATGTAGTTTTATTACCTGCTACGCGAGCCCCCGCTGACCAGGATGTCATTACTCCTGTTGCATCATTGCGAGAATAATATGCCACAGCTGAATTAGCATACATTGTGTTATAATAGAACACACTATTAATGTATTGTGTTGAAATTGCGTTTACTGTTTGACGGGTTGGTATTACTAATACTGAAATATTTGCTGCAGGTATTGCTGCTATTCCGGGTAGGTCTATATCCACCCCATAAGTGCCATCTCCATTCAGCCCGGTCGGCATTGATATACGCCCTGCACTTACTACAGTCCCGACTTCTGGAGTTAATAAAAGAGACCTACCTATGGTGTCCGTTAGGCGCGTGCCATATGTATGAAATACGTCTACTCTACAATTGAGATTTTTACCGCGCTCAAGTGTGGATACCCTACATATTAAATTTTCAATCATTATGATAGCCTTCCTATTTCTACTCTTAAATTATCGTCAGCATCATATATTTTAATTACACTATTAGCACCATCTAATATAACCTTGCCTCCCGCACCAAGGCCGACCTGAGCTGTTAACGTACCAGCTCTAATTTTATCAGCTACCATCTCATATATTTTGGCATTAGTTATTATTGCATCTTTAATTTGAGCTGAATACGTTATTATTTCTCCTGCGTACAGTTTCAATGCCGTAACCGCCCCATCCGCAATTTTTGATTCAGTAACAGAACCATCTGCGAGTAGAAACTCAGATAAAGGGTCGAAGCTTATAGTTGTCCCAGCCGATAAAGTTCCCGCTCCATAGGTATCTACGCCTCGCACTTTAAAGAATGCTCTGTCGGTTATTGTAAATTCATCGTTCACCGAGGGGGTCCCAGATGGCCAAGAAGCGACTGTTAATTTACCCGTATCGTTATCTGAAGACAGTATTATAGCCACTTGGTCTTTATATGTTCCAGTCGTCTGTCTTAAGTATTTTTGATAATAAAAATTAACTCCAGCCCCTATTAAATCCGCATCGGTTATACTGGTGGCGTCGACCGCATCTGCTGCAGCCGCCACAGATTCCAAGCCTTGTATATTAGCCTGCAACCCACTAACTTTCTTTACTACGGTTTCTTCGCCTGCCCACGCATTGGTTGTGGACATAAGAACTTCATAATATTTTAAATCAGTATCGGCACTGTCCGTCCAGTCCAGCGTGGCCATACCAAACCAAATTGTAGCAGTTACCACCGGTGCCGTAGGAGCTGCATTTGAGGGTGTCACACTAACTGAAATCGTTGAATAATTACCAGATGTGTCCAATGCTTTGATGTAATACGTTCCGGGGGTTCTAGACGCCGGCAACGTTATTGTAAATGTATTGGTAAATCCCCTATATATTAAATGCGAATCTTGAACCCCCCAATTAGAATCTACATCTCGTATCTCATAAGCTTGTAAATCTTTATCTGTATTCTTATCCCATGTAAATACTAAGGCATTCAGGAACGTATAGGAAAAATTAACTACATTGCTGGGGTTAGAATCCTTACCTACCAAGATAATTGTTGCAGTCGGGGAAGCCGCTCTGCTACTCTCTTCTCCATTATCTGATATAGAAGCGACTAAAACTTTATAAGAACCTATAGACAACCCACCTGTAATCTGGTAGTATTCACCATAAGTTTCATCTATAGGTCTATAGCTAGCACCGGCGTTGTCGGATAGATATATTTTAGCTCTGTTATAACGTTTAAGTACGTAGCCTGTAACTATAGGTTTAGTAAATGAAACTTCTATTGTGCTCATTACCGAACCATCGTTACCTATTATTATCCCCTCTGATAGCGTTAAATTTTCTACAGGCGGGATGGCGAACGTTAAAGCAGAATAGTTGTTATCCGGCAGTGCTATAGTGTCTGTATCGTAAACATCGGCATCGTATTCTAAAGCTGAGATTTCTACCTCACTATTTTCTGAACGTTTCATTGCTACGATTCGATAAGGTGCCACGACTTTTCCTTCTTCTCCTACGGAATATACATCATAGTCCGCAGGGGCCGCGCTGAATGCTACAGTTACTCCTAGTTCTGTATAGGTACCCGGCGCATCACTTATATATCTTTCTTCTTGTGTATCATCCGCGAATCTTATTCTTATTTTATATATTTTACTTATGGCCAAGATAACAGGCTGGTCTAATTTTATTACTGTAGTAGTGCTTCCGGTTTGAATTCTTCCTGAACCGATACCCCATTGCGGAACATCATGAGCTACATTAACTGGGTCTCCCGCTTGACAGGCGATAGCATCAATACTAGCTTTTAAAGAAACAGTACGTTGGATACAAGTAGCTATATTCAGTGCGTACTTACCCTCTCTTACTGCTTGACTCGTGCGAGTACAGAATAATCTTAAAGATTTTTTGCGTATCGGGTCTCCAGCCGCAATAGATGCTTCATTCATTACAGATATGACTTCTTGCTTGTAATTCAAATCTTTATTCATAAATTGAATCTCTATAACATTCGGGATATCTTTTATAGACTTCCAGGATTGAGTAAAACTTTCACTAATTATATTACCCATGCCGAACAGCTGCACCGGGCTTTCGGGTTTATCTATTTTTAATTTTATAACTCCATTGGAATAGAATGTGAACGCTCTAAATGTACTTGTCAATTGTGTTAATAAATCAATGGCCCGTGTTTCGCTGTCTATAACTACATCAAGCCTGAATCTTTTCTCCCACCCGCCCGCGCCATCGCTTACTCTCTCTTCACAGTACTTGGCCATTTCTAAAAATTGCGCGACATCTATATTAGACACGGTGATATAATCTCCCAAGCCATAACGAGTATTGCTAATTAAATCTTTGAAACACCAGATAGGATTGGCTGAATACGCTGTTACATAAGACACTGTATCCCAGTACAAGACTGTATCATCGCTTAATAATTTAAATAGACTTGTTAGCGGGTCCCAATAATATAAATCCCAATCTACTAACACCCCTCCATCCGCGGTCAATACATTAGGTATATTAATTTTCTTTCCTTTAATTAATGAAGTTATAGTAGGCGTACTGCCACTCAATTGGTCTGTAGCAAGAGCCTCTACCCCGAGAAGCGCGGTGTTTGGATATATTAAAGGCTCGTCTTGGGTAATCTCATCCACGCCTTTTAAATATAAATCCCCCTGCAAAAGAGGACTTAAACTACTGTCGTCCGATGTCCTGGTTATCTGAATATCATATTGGCCAGCTGTTAAATCCGCAACCCGGAAAACTCTACGCAAGTCGGAACGAGACATTCCATCTATGGTAGTTGAGCCTGCATCTATATATGAAGGAGAAGAATGCAATTTGTATCTAACATTATATGTGACGGCCCAACTTTCAGTAGCGCCGCTGGTTTCATTACTCTTAAATAAACCTCCGACACAAGTTAACTTTAATTCGAAACAAGTTATATCTGTATTGACTGTAGTATAGCTATATGTGTTATTCTTAAGTAGATTAGCGCTGAGGGCTTTCAAATCATGACTATCATTAAAGCTAGGAATTTGCGTTTGGGTGTTAGTGCCATACCGGTATGACAAAGCTATATCGTCAAAATTGGTTGATGGGTTCTCGTTTATTTCTACGCTACTTATACTCTCAATTTCTCCTTCCCCCACAGCAATAAGAACATTTAAATACTCTTTGTCTCCGTCCGTACGAATAAACTGGTTGATTATATTACCGCCGACTCTATGCTCTCCATAAACTATTGCGACTGGGGTACCGACGCTCTGTGTATTACTTATCCCGTCCCAGCCATACGTAGGGGAACCTTCATCCAGTCCCTCTCCTATGGTGCCCATACTCGGAGTACGCGGCCTGGATACATAAGAATAGATTGAGTATGCTACAGTTACAACAAGAAGAACTATATTGATTAAATTAACCCAAAATACACTTAACCCTAAAAATCCTACCGGCAACTCTACGCCCGGAGTTATTATAACCTCGTCATCATTTTTAAGCGATTTATTTAAATCTTTGGCTGTTGCTCCCGATACAATAATTTTAGATTGTTTAAAATCAAAACCGGAATCTATTAAATAATCTCTTATAGATTTATCAGGAACAAAAAGCAGTTCCTTAACTAAACGGCCTTCGTCTTTTATTATATTCGGTATGTATTTAATAATTATCATTCTACTAGTCCTTTATGTCTGTAGATACCAGAAAATCTACTCACCCAAATACCCTCAGATAATCTACAAACTACAGTTCCCAATTTACAGCTGTTTATAAACCGGTTTTCATCCAACATCCACCCAGCGTGGTTCATTACACCTTTTTTGCTTTCGAAAGTAACCACATCAAATAATTTAGGCTTGCCTACTAATTGTTTTTCCGGGTCAAAATTTATACTCGCAGGGCTTACTACTTCTTTAAAATCTTTATGACAATTCTCTAAAAAATAATTCTTACCTTTAAAACTCCAATCCGGTGTGTAATCTTCCTCTATATCAAATAATTTTATATTCAAGAAAAAAAGAAATCCATCTTTTAATAGTCCATAACAATCAAGGCCTAATAAATCTCTGCCTTGATGTTTATAAGGTACCGACAAATAACGATTTATAATATCCGCTTCAGTTATCATGTGAATAACCGGTTAGTTGGTACCGAAGGGAATCCCCCATATCTTGCTATATTACTCATTGTGTCCTTACAAGTAGCTTTACGCTTATCACATGTTGCAGGACCACCAACCTTACCACATTCGGCTGACTGGTATTTCCACCCACAATAATTACGATTGTATTTACGATTTGGCAGGGACAAATCCATAATATCATATTTACTAGTTAGAACAAAAGCTGCGTTGTCCTGCGAAACAGTGTAATTATCTATATAGTATATAAATTTAATATTAGCATCTGTATCAGATAACTGATTGGCCCAGACCAACGTTATGGTTACTTTTTTACCTCTAAAATCATAAGCTTCCAAATAGCCTTGAACCACCCTATCCACGTTCGACATAGTGACGCGAAATGAATCTATTTCACCTTGTGAATTCTCAGATATCTCTCCATGTCGAATAGAGAATTTAGTATAGGTTACCCCGTCATAGACGATGTCTGTGTCGTATTCAGCTAAATTTAAATCAACCAACCCATTATAATTTTCTATCGTATAGAGATAAATAGGCTGATTCTCTCTTTTATTTTTTTCTGATTTAAATGTAGCGTCTGTCGTATACATTATAAAATATTGGTTAGTGTGAACTCAACATCATATGAACCATAATTGGTATACACGAGATTTAAGCTATCTTCCTTAAATCTTACTGTTAACGTTACTCCGCTAATAGGATGTAGCCATGTAAAAGACAATGCCGCGCCCTTCTTAGCCGTGAACAACGCATTAATTATCCCTATATCTGTAGTGCCCCTATTTTTATAGACTAATTTGTATTCAGTTATGGCGCTTGACCTTTTTGACCTTCGCTGCTCTGCACCATTTTCAAAATTAGAGATTAAAGTTTTATATTGAGGCTTTTGTTCGAACATATAATCAGGAACTAATGAAAAATCTGCCATGTTATCTCCTTACCTATACTTTTTTATTGCAGTTCTGAATGCTCCGTTTCTTTCAAGTTCTTCAGCCATACCTGCGGCCAGCATTTTGCGATTCCTATATACATCCTCAGGCCCCCAGGCTTGGATAGCCTGAACTAAATTTATAGTTGTCCCGCCGCCCACACCATTACCATTATTAATTTGATTTAATCGGTCTTCACCCCCCAAAGAAGCCATGCCATTCCTGGAAAGTATACCTTCACCTTTCTGGGCTATAATAGGAACTTCCCCCACTGAAAGACCTTCGTGTGCTTTAGAAATATATCCGCCTTCATGTTTTCTACTAGACATAGCTCCCCAACCCAACATGGAAACTACCGCGCGCCCGGTAGGAGTCAAGTCTAGAACTTGCACAATCATCCACATAGCTATTAACTGAGCTATTAAATCTGCTATCATTTTAACTATGGCCTTACCAAAGCTAGCCGCATACTCTTCCATAGATTTCATTTCACCGGAAAACATATCAAAGAAAAAATCGGAGAATGCACTGGACATGGAAGTAGCAATACCCATAGCGAAATTCTGCATCATCTGTCCCCAAGAACCAAATTTTTTAGCAGCTTCCTGCAATCCCGTATCAAAACCTTCGACTGTCTTAGTCCAAGCTGTATTGAGTTTAATTATAGCCTGAGATGCTTCGGTAGCTTTAACAGTTATTTTTCCTAAATCGATACTAGGAGTAGCTGGCGCTAAAGATTTAGCAGTCCCTGGGCCGCCTGGAATTCTATAATCTTCTTTGCTCCAGTCAGATTGCGTCTCTATCATATTAGCTTGCCACTCTTTAAATTTAACTTTTAGTTTATCGAACCATGTGAACATCTTAGTGAATAAGCCTGTTGGACCACTTAAAGCATTATCTATACTGGTTATATCCCTTATCCACTCTCCAATTTTCCAACCTGCAAAAGCCGCTGCTCCAGCCGCTGATACCTGCCAGAATAGTAATGGCAATTTAGACAAAAGGAATACTAATCTAGCGACTACAGCTAAACTAGCCGTTATACCTCCGACCCACAATGCAGTCTCTATTATACTTTTCTTTTGCGCTTCTGGTAATTTCTGAAACCAACCAACCATCTGGAATATCCAGTCTGTGAATTTTTTTACCATAGGCAATGCCGCATTAGCTATCTCATTAGAAAATAACTGAGTAGCGATACCCATATTACGCAATCCAGTAGACACGCTATAATTCGTTTTTGCGGCAACTGCTAATGCTCCAACAACCGGACCCATGATTATGGCACTAAACTGGGCTAAATTTCTACTAACTTGGCGCATTCCAGAACCAAAATTAACCAGGGTTTTATTTGTTTTCTCACTTTTTTCTTTAGTTTTATCTAATGCATCATTGATAGCATCGGAAGCTTCATCGGAAGATTTTTTTGTATCTTTATTGAATTTATCCGTGGCATCCGCTGATTCCCGAAGTGCTTTACGCACTTCAGTAGAATCCGCCACTATCTTAAGAATTAATTCTGCTACAGACTGTTCTCCTGCCATATTATTTTCCTCTCCCTAAACCGAATTTAGACAAATCTTGCGTTGTTACAGCCACAATTCTACTCTCTAGAAATACATCATTAGAAATCTGTTGAAGAACTTCAGCCCCCTCTTTCGACAGCGCTGCGACAATGGCGAGTCGATAAAGCATGGCTTGACTGACGCTCTCCTTTTTCTTTCTATCTCCGACGGTCTCAATAAGTAAGTTTAATTGAGGAACCGTCAAAGCTAAAATCTGTTCTAATGACCAGCCATATTCGGCCGCAATCAGGTCTATTGCGCGACTGAAGCTCTGATTGTGTGGCGATTCTATGCCACTACTTGCTTCTTGAGATTGCTCCAGCCCGCCTTGAAATTTGATATAATCGTCCCGAAATCATTTAGTTCAGCGATAGCAAGAAACAACGCAGAGAACGCAGACATATTTTGCGCTTGCAACCACTCTCCATCTTTATCAATTGCTAAGGCCATTAAATTAATTAAACGAGGCGCCTCATCCAGCAATAGCGGAAAATACTGAAGCATGTCCTCGTTCTTAAATTCAAGACTTGGATATTTAGCTTTAATCGCACTTAAACCTTCAACCAAATCTCTGGTGAAATGAATTATATCTTTCACCGAGAAAGGTCTTACTTCTAATTCTTCCCTCCCTATTGTTACAGTTTTACGCAGTGGAACTAATAATTCTGAATCTTGTTTAGCCATTTCAATCCTCCTTTTTAAATTTTATGCCGCTATTTTGTTGACGCGGCATATTAAATTTTCGTTAGCCGAACGCTCTACCTCAATTATCCCTCCCACGTATGTACTCTCTACGCATCGCACAATTAGACGGGAAGTCAAATCTAATGTTCCGGGGGTATAGGCTACCAGTACTCGGCACGTTACTGTAGCTAAATCTCTTACGAATACAGTTAATCTAGCTGTAAGTTCTTTATACTCTTCCGCACGCACGACTGACAACTTTGAATATAAATTACTAACGCAATCACAATGAACTTCGATTAGAGAAGGTAATTCTAATGTAGATAATTTTCTAATCTCTAAAGCTAATTGGAGTTCTTTAGTGGACTCTATTAAAATAGCTATCTTAGCTGGTAAATCCTTATAAGATTCTGCATATGTAACGGAAACACGTGCCTGCAACACTGCAGTAGCTTCGGCATACACAGCGGTAACTCTGGATGGCAAATCTTTATATGAGCTCCTAGATACTATTAAAGCACTGACGAGGCTGGATGCTCCTGAAGCAAATACTACAGATAATTTATTTATTAAACTCTTAGAAGAACGTCTGAATATTACAACGCGCCCATACAATTGATATGTTTTAATTTTCGGTACTGTAACGCGCGCAACTAGATTAGATTGGTTGAGTAATCTTCGTACAACATACCCGATTTGAGCCCCTACTTCTTTACTTACATCCAATATAGCCCTGAACGTAACTGGTATAGACGCATCCGAAGTTTTAGAAAATGATATTTCGCCGAAATCTACAGCCACCGCTTTATAAAAATACCCTTCAAAAAATCCATCTCTAGCTATGAATCTTAATGTATGCACTGGTATTGTAATCGAGCCTCCGAAATCTGTCCGAAATCCGGAAGGTGTCTCGTTAATTCCCCAGGCCCTCCGCACATTCAACATAGTAGTCTCTACTAAGATGGTGGATATGTAATAGTCTTCCGACTGCTTGACTATCTCATCTACCCCCAAACCATAGAATGAGGGCCTGCCCCATAAACTCTTATTCACGCGCATGCGTATGCCTCCGCGCGTCCAACCCACCCACTCATCGTCTATATACAATTCGCAAGAACCGACGAATAGATTGAATACATTCGGGTCTGTTGCCATTATAGCTCCTTAGAAATTAGCATACAATCTAGATTTCAATGTTTGTAATTTACTTTTATACATATTCGCATCGACCATATGCTTGCCGTTAAAGAAGGCATCGATAATTACTTTAATTTTCATCGGGTCTCCTTTAACGACAAACATAGTCTGCTTTTTATTCTTATCCGGTTCCACATTTATAAGTTCCATATTTGGAACGCATAGAATAGAAGCGGTAATGTATAAATCTGTTAGCCTGTATCCATCTTCCAATTTCTCAATCTTCATATTAAATCCTCCCTATGAGTTAAGCTACAGTCACTTTGCATGTCAACTTCTTGAACTCCCTAATAGTCTGGTCTTCAACGTAACCAATAGCATCATAAGTAGAATCCAATAACGCCTCAAATGTCACCGGAATAACCTGTTCTTTGTTCTTTTCTACTATCAAAGAACCGAATTCTATGGAAACTACGCGATAGAAATGTAATCTACGCTGTCTGGTTCCCCCAGGGATACCCGGAGCGTTACCATAGACATCCAATGTATGCTCCGGAGCCTCGGACGCGCTGCCCCCAATAACCAGCCTACGATACCCTGGTGTAGTGGTCAAATCGATGGCCACGTCTATACCCCAGGCTATTTTAATGTTTTCGAGAGTATTCTCCACTAAGTTAGTCTTAATCTTAAAGGACTCTTTCGTCCTAAAAGACTTGACCGGGAATTGGTCTTGGTCAACCTCCACATTATAAAATTCAGAAGAGTGTTCGATAGTAACCCCTCCCGAAGTCCAACCCATATTTGTCTCATCGCAAAAGATTGTTGCCGGCCCTACAAGAACGTTTGTCTTATCGTACGCCATCTTATTCCTCCTTTTAGGTTAAGTCCTGAAATATTTTTAGACTGAATTGTACCGAACATACTTTGTATAAATTATCTGCATTTTTGAGTACAGGAGAATATTCTACTGCTTGAATCGTCCCATCAGCTTTATACTCTGCAAGTAAAGCCTCACTCACAGCTCTGGCATATCTATTTAATTTTTTCTCCAGATTTTGTGGGTCGTCTCCCGTATCATATACTTCAATTGCGAATCTAAATGTCATCCATCTCCCTTGCCCGTCGTCTCTTATCAGCTCTTCGCGAAGCCCCATTACATAGAGAGCCGGTAACTCCGCTTCCATATCAGCCCAGCCATACTTAATGCTGGCGAAGTTGTCTAATATGAAATCATTACCCTTCTCTACTGTAATCGATGTAAGACACGCAGTAAACTTGGTTGTATTAAATAAATTTAAAATTTCATTTCCTATGCATTCCATATCCCTTGCTAAATTCATTGCGCTCCTCCAAGTGAAGTTTTAGCTATAGACTCTGTAATATCTCTTATGTATGCGTGCATTATGTGAACCCAGCGCAATTTTTGTTCATTAGTTAATTCTATTATTTTACGCATAGGCATCTTCGGAGTTCCGGTCTGATGATAGATAGCATACGGAACTCGAGTCCCGACTACCAGGGAATCCGGATTAATCTCAAGCACATTATCTGAATTTCCCTTAATGGTAAGGGAGTCTTTCATTCTACCATTCAACTCTAATATTTTCCTACCTGGAAAGTACCGTGCCTTCCAGCGCGCATATGCGGGAGACAGAGCCTTCCATCGGTTGCCACCTTCGTAAGCTCCTTCGGAAACGAACACGGCCGCCATAGTACGGAAGAAATCATCAGCCATGATACCGAATGGTTTTTCCAGATTATTAAATTTATATATACCCGTTTCAAAAGCTCTACTAAGTTGAACTTCATTTGCCACTTCGAAACGAATTTTTACAAGCCCCATTTTTATACCCTCGTTCTGTCTACCTGCCCGGCAATCGTGCCTTCTGGAGAATCCAATTCGGAGGGAGATAGCACTTTGTGGTCCGACTTAAAATCATCGATATGTTTCTTAGTAAATATCTCTTCTCCTTCTTTAGAACCATTTTCGTTCATATCTTCAGTGTCCGATTTCATATGCTTAACGGTGGAAGTAACAACATCCGAAAGCATGCAAGGGTTATTCTGTACAGACTCCAGAAGCGCCAGATACTGGTCATGAAGCCACTTGCCATGTGATGTCTCATTCTTATTCGCGCCAAAGAAAACAGTCTGTTCAGCCAGCGAAGCTGCTTCGTAAGATACTAGGGTTTTTAAGATACCCATAGATATCTTACAAGAAGCATCAATAGGGAGTGTTATACCGATTTTCCTTAGCTCTCCATCCACAATTCCACTCACAGTCTGAATGTACAAATCAATATCTGAAGGTGTGACTTTGGTGGTATCGGAGAATTGAACTCGCTTTATCCAGCGCTGGACATCATCTTTTGTGCAGTATACAGTTATTTCTGCCATTTATCCCTCCGATGGTGTATAGACATTGAATGTCGTCCGCTCACCAAAAAATTCTCTACCGTCTGTAAATACAGCTTTAGCGTAAAGCCTGTATACCCCGGCCGCATTTAAATCCCCAGCCAGCGTATCATAATAAATCCAGCCATCCGAGGGATTGCCCAATTTACTGGCTACCCACTCCACCGCAGTAGAGCCGTCCGGTTTCTCAACGAATATAGAAACCTGGGATAACCCATTCAGAGGTATACCCACCTTAACTTTAATTCGTTTTCCTATTTCCCCAACAAACACTTTTCTAGGGTCCGACATTTATCCCTCCTTAAGACATTTGAGAATACAATGAAATACCCGAACTTATCCTCGAATATAATATAATCGAGTTATCTATATAAGGCGCCGCGAATATTCGACAAGATACAATCCCAGAAGATTTCTTTCTCACACTCACAGTACAATATAGCCCTGGTTGAGTTTCCTGTCTTCGAACTGTTAATCTAGAAACTAAATCTTTATCTGAAGCTATAAGAGCTTCTAACCTTGCTAAGAGATTAATAGAATCTCTTTTCAAAATAATAATAGATGAGACAAGGTTAGAACTACCGGGTGCGAAAATAATATATAATTTGCAAGTTAATGGAACCGTGTCATTACATAAAATTTTAACTTTACAAACTAAATCTGTAGAAGAAGGACTTAATACAGTTAACCTAGCCTGTAAGTTATAATCAGAAAGCTGACGAACTTCCACCCTGGATTGAACATTGCTAGGTTCTACTTTTCGTATCGTAACAGAAGAAATTAAATTTATTAAATCTTCTTTCAAAGTAGTTAACCTAGTTACCAACCCCAAACTTGAACTTCTAAATACAGTAATCCTCTGAATTAAATTTTCCCGGCCAATGCCTCTAACTATTAATTTATTAGATAAGCTAGAATAACTTTCTCTTAAAACTTTTAATTTAGCGTGTATTTCACGAAATGTACTACCCAGAAACACATCTATCCTGTTTACTAAATTGAACTGAGATTTTCTTAATACAGTTAATTTTGAATTTAATAAAACATAATTCTTATTTAATACAGTCAATTTAGACGGTAGTGAAGAGCCTACTCTTTGCAGGACAATGAGCTTGGAAGCGAGATTGCTTACTTCAGTATGCAAAACTGTAAGACTATTAATTAAGCTAACGCTATCAAATTTAAGAACTTCTATTCTACAGTAAAAATTAGATAAGCTAATTCTATAAACAGCTACTTTAGAAATTAAAGTCACGTATTGAGAACATAAAATTTCTATAGAAGAATTTAAATCTACTGTATCCAGTATTTTTGTAGTTATTCGGCATTGCAATGTTGTATAATTTATCTTCTTGACTACTATACTCGATATCAAATTAGAGTAATTTTGAGAATAAACTACAGATAACCTACAGGTCAATCCGGATATAGAAGATTTTTGAACAGTAAGACGTTGCAACAAATTAGATGACTCTATTTTTTTAATTTCAACTCTAGAGACTAAGGAGGAGTAACTACGATTAAAGACAGTCGTTCTACAAACTAAATTATTGCTACCTTTAGATAAGATAGATAACCTACAAACTAGATTCTTAGAATCTACGGGGTCGCTATAATAAAAATTATCTAAATAAATTGTATTAGCCATAATATTTATTCATCCGCGTCAACTATTGTTAAAGTCAGAGTATCAATGGCATTCTTATCCGCATCCGCCACCCCACTTATATCCCAAGTTTTTGTTTCATATTCATCGGCTGTAATTATGGTGGGGGTGAGTTCGGTAGTTATTAGATATCCCTCTACTGCTATTGCCCCATCAAAATATCCATTTAGATCAAGACAACCTAATAAAACTTGGGTTGCCGAACCACTTATTACTGCCGTAACAGTCAACCAATGCCAGTCTCCATCAGTAGTTACGAATGGTCCATTAGTTACGCTTACTCCATCATAGATATAGATACTTCCATTTCCACCTACCGCTCCATTTGTGCTGTTTACCCAACATCCGAAAGTAACCCTCTTGCCTTGCCAATAAGCGATATTATGTCCACCTGCGTTTTGAATATCTTGGGTCATATGGGAGTTGTTTACTCCGTCCCTGCTAATATGGGCAGAGTAACTACCCACCTTTACAATAGTGGACTCTTTAGCTGTGGTATAATCATTAGCCCACCCAGTAGGAGCAACATTATCCCCACCTGTCCAAGTTTCCATTCCACCATTGGTTAATTGAGTAGTACCACCACCATTCCTCAACCCCAACTTCACATTCGCCCCTGTCCTACTTGCCCGCATATCAATTTTGGCTGTATCTATTCCAGATAAATCCAAAGGCGGGTCAAATGTCTTCGTTAGCGTCTTATTCAAGCTATCCGTTATTACTGCCTCTATCTTTAACGCATAATCACCTTGAGTTTTGATTGTGGCTTCGGAGTGGGATTGTAAACCTCCGCCTGCTACAAAATCACTCCCTGCTTTAAACCAATCTAAATAAACAAGTGTTCCAGTTCCATAAGTAAAGAGGGTAACTGTGCCATTAGTAGTAGCAGAAGCCAAAGAACAATCTACTCCACTTGCTTTTAATACTCCATCCAAATAAACATCAACAGTTTCAGCTGTCCAATTAACATCAAAAGTCCACTCTTGCCAAGTGTCTAAAGATACTAAATCTGTTCCTACTTCATTATAAGTCGCTCCGTCA